CCTATGAAAGAGTTATACACTATGACGAAGACAAAGAGATTCAAGTCAGATTAATAGTAAGTTCTTTTAGAGGGGTAGAATACTTGCATCTTCGTAAGTATTATTTGGATTTTAATGAAGAGTGGAAACCTACACCGGAAGGTGTAGCAATGCCACTAGACTTTAATAACTCTAGGGAATTATTTGTAGGTTTAACTGAGATACTATCTTTAGCTGAAAGTAAAGAAATTATAGAAGAACAGTTCCAGGACTTAATTAATAACCTTTACTTAAAATAATTCTTGACAATTACCTAAAACTTTAGTATAATATCTTTTCAAATTTGGGAGATACTATGCGTGACTTTATCGAAAAAGCAAGTTTGTGCTACTACTCTGGTGCTCCGATTATTTCGGATGCTGAGTTTGACAGCCTTGTTGCGAAGTATTCTTACGATCAAGTAGGCCACACTGTTACTGACGGTGTGCCTCACTTGTACCGTATGTATTCACTTCAAAAATACTTCGATATATCTGACGCCGGAAATATAACCGACTACGTTAAAACTCCTAAATTAGATGGAGCAGCTGTTTCTTTACTTTATGTAAATAAGCACTTAGCTCTGGCTTTGACTCGAGGGGACGGCAATCTTGGCCGAGAGATTACCGACAAACTCGCTTTACTTGTTCCTAATACTATTTCCCTTCGTGGAGAGGTATTTATTACTGGTGAGGTTGTTTGCCCTTCGACTGTTCCCAATGCTCGTAATGTCGCAGCGGGGTCACTAAACCTCAAAGATCCCGCAGAGTTTGCAGCTCGCGCTGAAAACCTTGCCTTTGTTGCTTATGACATCCAAAAGACTGGTCTTGACTATGACCAGTATACAACGGCATTAACTGCATTGGCCCATCAAGGCTTTAATGCTATTAACAGCTTCGACGCTACTAATTATCCTACGGATGGTTGGGTATATCGTGTTAATAGTAACAAAACCTTTACTAAGATGGGACATACAGCTCACCACCCTCGCGGCGCTTTCGCTCTTAAAGAGCAGAAGGAGGGGATGCATACAGAATTACTCGATGTTGTGTGGCAAGTTGGTAAATCAGGCGTAGTCAGCCCGGTTGCTATACTTAGTCCTGTCGAAGTGGAAGGCGCTCTTGTGGGCCGGGCAACTCTACACAATATCGAGTACATTCGCAGCCTGGAGCTAGAAATTGGCTGTACCGTAGAAGTTATTCGCAGTGGAGAAATTATTCCACGAATCGTCCGTCGAGTAGACCAAAAGAAAAATAATTCTTGACATTTACCTCAACTTTTCGTATAATATACTCTACTTTTTCGGAGAATCAAAATGCTGCGTGAGATTATGCCACCAACGGATTGCCCGTCTTGTGGAGGTAGTCTTGAGTGGTTAAATCAGCTTCTTTATTGTAAGAGCACTCAATGTGGTGCTCAGAAGCGAAAGAAGATAGAGCATTTTGCTAAAAATCTGAAAATTAAGGGCTTAGGCCCGTCAGCAATTGAAAAGCTGGGTATTCAGGACTTTGATGAAGTATATGCTATTTCTTTAGAGTATATGACAGAAGTTCTAAATTCTGAAAAAATTGCACTCAAGTTGAAAAGTGAGATAGACAATTCAAAGTCTGCCCCACTTGACTTAGTGCTGCCTGCTTTTGGTATTCCATTAATCGGAAAAACGGCAACGAAAAAGCTGTCTGAGACTGTTAAAAATATTACTGAAATAAATACAGACACTTGTAAGCGTGCCGGATTAGGCCCAAAAGCTACTGAAAATTTGTTAGACTGGTTAAAGAAAGAGTGGTATAGTTTTTATGATGGGTGTCTTCCTTTTGATATGAAGTTTGCACCTGTTGGCCCTTCGCTATCCTTAATCGATAGAGGGGTTGTTTGCATAACCGGAAAGCTTAAAAGTTTTAAGACTAAGGCCGAAGCAAGCACAGCACTCGTTAATCTTGGCTATACAGTAAAGTCAAGTCTAACAAAAGATGTAACAATTCTTGTAAATGAGAGTGGTATAGAATCCGCAAAAACTAAACAGGCCAGAGACTCTGGCGTAAATATTGTAACTAATCTAAGTGAATTTCTAGGAGAACACTAATATGGCACTTCCTAAGTGGACTGATGAGCGCACTGCTCAACTGACAGCTTTCGTAGGTAGCGAAAGCCCTGTATCCCAAGACACTGTTGCAGAAGCAGCAGATGACCTCGAAACTTCTACTCGTTCCGTTTCTAGCAAGCTGCGAAAAATGGGTTACGAAGTAGAACTTGCTTCTTCTCGATCAAATCGTGCTTTCAGCGCGGATCAAGAAGCAACTCTTGCTGCTTTTGTCTCTGACAACAGCGGTGAGTATACCTATGCTCAAATTGCTGAGCATTTTGAAGGCGGAGCTTTCTCCGCTAAGTCTATCCAAGGCAAGATTTTGTCTATGGAACTGACCGATCATGTAAAACCTGCTCCTAAGGTTGAGACTGTTCGTACCTACTCTCCCGATGAGGAAGTAACTTTTATCAATATGGTAAATGATGGTGCGTTTGTTGAAGCTATTGCAGAAGCTCTTGATCGTTCTGTAAACTCTGTACGTGGTAAGGCTCTTAGCCTTCTTCGTTCGGGTGAAATCGACGCTATTCCTCGACAAGAGCACACCAAGGGCGGAGCTAAGGAAGATCCTTTGGCAGACCTCGGTGATGTGTCTGGAATGACTGTAGAAGAAATCGCAGAGGCAATCGGTAAGACTGCTCGCGGTGTCAAGACTATGCTAACTCGTCGTGGCCTTTCAGCCGCTGACTATGATGGCGCTTCAAAGAAAGAAAAGGCTGCTGGTTAAGTAGATTTTCTTTATAGCAACCGTGGCGGGTGCGTTACGGTTGCTTTTTTTGTACTCGGGGAATTTAATTGAATATTGCTTCTGCATTAATCAAACAGATTATTGTGCTTCAGGATGGAGACACCTGGAGTTACTTGCGTAAGCATTATTTACCCAACGAGTACCACACCATCTTTAGTATTATTGATGGACACTCCCAGAAGTATCATACTGTTCCTACATTTGAGGATTTAAAGTTTGAGATTCGGGATAGTGCTACGCAAGAAAAAATTCTTGCTATAGAAGCACTGGAAGTTGAAGCAGACCCTTCTATGCTGCTTCAATACCTAAAGAATGAGTATACTCAAAAAGAGATATTGTACTCACTCGAAAAATATATTGACCATTCTATATCTTTTGAAGATGCAGAAGAGTCAGTATCTCATCTACATCAGATCGTTCTAGATATAGAAGATAAAGTGGAACTAGAGCGGCCCCAGGAAAGTATGCAACGTATTTCCCTGTTCCCTGCTGAAGATGAGTTGGAAAAGTACCTGCCCCTCGGCATGAACTCCGCATTCGACGAAGAGTTTAAGTTTTCTCCCCGAGACTTAATTCTTGTCGGGGGTCGACGCGGGGCAGGGAAATCCATTACTTGCTGTAACATTGCAAATACAGTGTATGAAAGTGGAAAATCTGCTATCTATTTCACAATCGAGATGGATAGTCGTGAGATTCTACAAAGATGCTGTTCCATTGCTACTGGAGTTCCTCACGAGCGTATTCGCAAACGTAATCTCAGTGTTACGGAGTGGGGGCTTGTCTCAGCTTGGTGGGCAAATCGTTTTGTCAACCCAGAAGAAAAATTGAAAGAGTATCAAGATCATCAAGACTTTGATCGCCTACACTACGATCTAAAGACTAACTGTGAGCTTCTCCCGACTCAGCAGTTGGATGTTGTCTATGATGCTTCTCTTACACTTTCAAAGATTCGGGCAGAGCTGGACAAGAAAGTAAAAAGTGCAATGGATGTTGGTGTAATCATTGTTGATTATATCAATCAAGTCAAGCGTTCTAATCTTCCGTCACGCGCAGGTCAGTATGACTGGACTGAGCAGATAGAAGTAAGTAAAGCACTGAAATCAATGGCCCAGGAGTATGAAGTGCCGATCTACAGCCCTTATCAAATAGATGCTACCGGAGAAGCTCGCTTCGCCAAAGGTATTCTCGATGCAGCGGATGCAGCTTTCACGATTGATACGTGGAATACTGAAGATGCTATTATGACATTTAACTGTACTAAGATGAGAAGTGGTAAAATGGGAACATTCACCTCTACTATGGATTGGGAAACTCTAAAAATTGGCCCTGAATCGGCACTCACACCAGATGAAAAAGAAGAAAATCAGCACAAGACTGGTGAAGAAATAAACGACATCTAAAAATAGTTCTTGACACTCCTGCTGATTTTTGATATAATATATCTTCTATTGGCAGGAGTTTTTTTATGGGGATGGTTTATGGATCTATTCGGCATACAACATCAGGACGAAGAAAGAGCACAAAAAGTGTTCGACGCACGAAAAGAGTGTTTTCAACGGTATCCACAAACACTACGCAGTCTTACAGACGACCCACCCCAAAGTACCCAAGCGATTCCGGCACAGCTGGAGTTGCCGCTAGAGTGGAACCGCCACGTTACACCGGAACCCTTGTTAAAGGTATCGGAACCATGCACAAATCAAATGCAATCCCAATTATCGACGAGCAACAAATGAAAGATTTAGCGAGTATGAGACGATGAGTATAGCACCTAGAGTAGAAGTAAAGGTTGGCCCTTACTTTGATATTCTCGAAGTGGCAATGGCAGAGGAGAATATTGACTTAGCAAAGACTATGCTTGCACGTATATCTGTTTATTTTCATCTTTTAGATGATGAACATAAAGATTACTACCAAGGCTGTCAGTACGCTATCGAAGAGAATTTAGTACATACTTTTGCAGAAGGGTACGATGATGAGTATGAATATGACGAACCCACCGAGTATGATGAGTGGCAATCTTTTGATTCGGACTGCTAAGTGAACGTAGAAGAATTATTATATTCTAAACAGGTTCCTTTCTTGCCCAAAGGCAAAGACTATGTAGTATCGTGTCTTAGCCCTGAGCATGATGATAGTAACCCAAGTATGCGAGTCGATCAAATCACTGGCATATTTCATTGCTTCTCTTGTGGCTACAAGGGAAATCTTTTTGTGCATTTTGGAGAAAAGGCAAGTTTTCTACACTTACGCAGAGAACTTATTAAGAAAAAAATTCGTGAGAAGAGAGCTGAAAGTGTGGGCTTGCCTTTTCCCCCAAGTGCATTACCTTACGTTGGAAACTGGAGAGGAATCAAACCAGATACTTACCGTAAGTTTGAAGCATTTCAAGACCATGAGCATTTTATTGGTCGAGTTGTGTTTCCTATTCGTGACATATCAGGAAAGATTGTAGCTTTCAATGCAAGGCACATGACTGGAGGTACTCCTAAGTATCTTATCAATCCGCCTGGGGCACGAATGCCGCTGTATCCTTCGAAGGTAGTCCCGATACAGGGCAGTGTTATTCTTGTAGAAGGAATCTATGATATGATAAATCTGCATGATAAAGGCTTAACAAATGCAGTATGTTGTTTTGGTACAAGAAATATTAATGAAGATAAATTGTCTATCTTTCGGTTACAAGGAGTAGAACATGCTGTAGTATTCTTTGACGGCGATGAAGCGGGACAGAAAGCAGCAGCAAATGTAAAGCAAATGTGTGAGAATGTAGATCTTATGACAAGAAATATTAATATACCAGACAACGACCCAGGAGGTCTATCAGAAAATCAAGTACAAAAATTGAAACAAAAACTTTACTCATAGGAGTATTTATATGACGAGCCCTAAGGTCGCTCTAATAGAGACCAAACCAAGTAGAACAGATTTTAGTTATGAGTTCGGAGGTGCATTTGATTTTGACCAATTTCAACTGTGCTCGGACCCTAACATTAAAAAAGTATTAAAGAGAGATTGTGATATACAGATTGATACTGATCTGTATGATTGGATTATTCTTGTAGGGTCAGATTCCCTCAAGTATTTTACCAAAATTAACTCTGTTACAGAATATTCCGGTAAGAAAGTTGAAGGTAAATTCTTACCAGTTATTAATCCTGCAATGCTTGCCTTTAAACCCGAAGCAAGAAATACGTGGGAGTCCTCGAAGGACAGTATCATCTCTTATATTCGAGGGGAAGTAGAAGAAATTATTATAGACAATAGTATTGCTTTTGGGATACAGGACACGGAAGAAGCAAATGAATTTATCAAGGCTGCCATCAAAGACCCATGTAGATATGTGGCTCTCGATTCTGAGACAACTGGGCTTTATCCTAGAAATGGTCATATGCTGGGTATTAGTCTTTCTTATAATGGCAGGTTCGGTGCTTATATTGATACCGATTGCTTTGATGATACCACTGAACACCTACTACAACAGCTATTCGACGAAAAAACAGTAGTATTTCATAATGCCAAGTTCGATATGGCATTTTTTGAGTATCATTTAAACTTCAAGTTTCCGAGCTTTGAAGATACCATGTTGCTGCATTATCTAATTGATGAAAACCCTGGCGGACATGGATTGAAACAGTTGTCTTTAAAGTATACTCCATACGGGGACTATGAAAAGCCCATGTATGACTGGATTGAGCAGTATAGAAAAGAACACGGCATACTAAAAGGAGACTTTCAGTGGCAGTCTATTCCTTTTGATGTAATGAAAACATATGCAGCAATGGATGCTGTATGTACATTTTTAATTTACGAAAAGTTTATAAAAATTAAGCAAAACAAAAAGCTGGCATGGGTATACAATAATATTCTTATCCCAGGTTGTAGATTTTTAACTGACACTCAAGACAATGGGGTTCCTTTTGATAAGATGCGACTGTTGAAGTCTCAGTCTTTAATGCAAGAAGACATTGACGAAGCTATTCGTACCCTGTATAAAAATCCAAAGATTCGTAAATTTGAAGAGATACAGGGAAAAGATTTCAACCCCAATAGTACACTACAGCTTCGTAAGTTACTATTTGATATGCTAGGTTTGCATCCTACAGGTAAAAAGACCGGTACCGGAGCAGACTCTACAGATGCAGAAGTTCTGAAAGATTTATCTAATCAGTCTGAAGTACCTGCACTTATTTTGGATATTCGACAAAAGTCTAAAATCAAGAATACCTATCTTGATAAGATTATTCCTCAACTTGATAGAGATAGTAGGTTGAGAACAAACTTTAATCTACATGGTACGACTTCTGGTCGTCTATCAAGTAGTGGTAAGTTAAATATGCAGCAGTTGCCTCGGGACAATCCTATTGTCAAGGGGTGTATTAAAGCAGCGCCAGGACATAAGATCGTGGCAATGGACTTAACAACTGCAGAAGTATATGTTGCTGCAAAACTAGCTGAAGATGAAGCCCTTATGAATGTGTTTCGTAGCGGTGGTAACTTTCACAGTACAATTGCAAAAACAGTATTTAAGCTGCCCTGTGACGTTGAAGATGTCGCAGAGTTGTACGGAACACAAAGGCAGGCAGCGAAAGCAGTAACATTTGGCATCATGTATGGCGCAGGGCCAAAGAAGATTAGTGAGCAGGTTACTAAAGACTCGGGCACTTATTTTAGCCAACAAGAGGCAAAAGAAGTTATTGATGACTACTTTCAATCCTTTCATAAGTTGAGAAAATGGATTGACAATAATCAAAAATTTATTGAGCACAATGGATTTATCTATAGTTTCTTTGGCCGTAAAAGGAGATTGCCGAATGTCTCATCAACAGACGCAGGCATCAAAAGTCATAGCATTAGGTCTGGTCTTAATTTTCTGGTGCAGTCTACTGCTAGTGATATTAACC